ATTACGAAATGCTGGCATGAATTTATAGCCTGGAACATAGAATGAGAAAAACTCATTTAGCTCTTGGCTTATACCACTTTCGCAATCTACAAAGAGATTCGAATGATTTAGTTTCCAGACTCGAATTGTTTCCATGAAATAATATTACGTATTGTTTGATGTCGCCATTTGAGATTATCTATAATCTCTGTTAATACCTCTATTAGAGTCTTATAGTATTGAAGCTTTTCTTCTGATTTTTGTATATCTAAATCAGAATTATAATAGTACTCCATTTCACCTTTTAGAATCTTAAGACCATCTGTTGGATCATATGTCCAACCAAGTGCATCCATTTTTTCTTTCGACATCTTACCATTATACCAAAGCCATTTATCACGCAATAATATTTTTTGCTGATGTTCAGCTTTCTTTAATTGCAATTTAGTTGTTGAAAGAAGAGAAAGATATTTAGAATGAAGCATCGGTGTCAAACGTGACGCTTCGTCCAATTTCATTTTGTCAATTTGGCTATCAGTAGCCCACATTTCATGTATTTTTTTAAGATCAAACATAATGTATATTATACCACAAAAAAGTCAATTTGTAAATCAAATTATACTAATTCAAAATAATTAAATCTAAATGCTGCGTTGAACACTATAAATTCTGTACCCGATGCTGTCGATTCGAATACGATATCGCCTAAAGCAACAGGCACACAATCTATATATCGAACTTGTTTAGTTAGATTATTATGACTCGACAAAATAGAAAGTGTGACATCAGCATATGTGGGTGGATTACCCATTGCATTCCCGCGCCTCTGGGCCCGGGTAGGTACATTTCTATCTAAATTAGTATCAAGTAATCTTCTAATCCAATTAAACATTTCTGAATAACCTTGCAAATTTTCATCTAAAATAACATTACACGATAATTCATTGAAAGTTAGTTTATCTCCAGGAAATGGAACACCAGCTACTTTTTGATATGGCATTTCTACAGAACTCATAAGCATACCAGGATGTGTTACATTCTGACAAAAGAATTCTAAATTAGGGTAATTACGCCTATCTATAGTTAGCTTAAAACTAGTAGGTTGAAGATAATTAAAATTTTCGGTTATATCTGCCATGTATCTATTTATACTCATTAGAAAGAAAAATGGGCGGCCGAAGCCGCCCAAGTTTAAGTGTTATTGCGATACCTTATGCGCCGAGGATGTTGTCAACGCGGAAGATACGGTAGTATTGGTTGCTCTTAGCGGCAGCCAAACCGTCTGCTGGTGATGCACCAACGAATGGATTTGAGACCATGCCGTAGCGAGTCTTAAAGCCAATCTTCGGCTGGAATGTATCCTCACCGACTGCACGTACCATTGTTAGCGGAACGTATGGGCAATAGAACACACCTGCGTCATATGGGTTTGTACCCTTATAACCGATGTTGATGTAATCGCCTGTTGCGTATGGATCAATGTAGATTCTCATACGACCGTTTAGAGTTCCAGCAAATGTGTTGCCAGTATCGTCAACATTCAGTGCTGTATTCATTGCAGGTGCGTAGTCAAGCATACCTGAAGCTGCAAGTGCAGAAGCTACGTCAGATGAACAGATAGCAAAGTTACCTTTTCCTCTACGAGTTTCTTTAGCAATTACGTTAGCTTCACGCTCCATCTGAAGAATCAGACCCTTGAACTTCTCAACTGACCAACGACCATCGGCATCATTTTGGATGTCGAACACACCATTTAGCTGTGTGTTAGTTGTTGATGCGCCAGTTTTGGCTTGTGAGTTGATTGTACGTACAACTTCACGGTTGATTTCAGCCATGATCTCAGTTGACAGAATATTTGCCAACTCAGTTTCAGCGTCAAGACCATGAATTGCTTTAAGGTCTTGGGCCAATTCCAAGCTGTATTCTGCTTTTAGAGCACGTGACTTAGCAGTCACAGTGGCTTTATCGATTGTGAAACCCATTTCAGCAAACGCTTGTCCACCAGCTTCGCCGAGTGATTCAGCTTCAGCTGTTGTGAATGGATCGCCAAGTGTTGGGCCTGTACGGTCGTTGTCGATAGATGAGTCACCACCGGCGTCAGTTACGCCGATAAGTCCTGATGGATCACCGTTAGCTGTAGCGTTTGAATCGCCTGAGAAACCGACAGCGGCTTCGTTGAACAGAGCTTCATCGCCACTAGTTACACCAGCAAGAGTAGTCTTATAACGTGACTTCATCGCGAAGATAAGGCCAGTTGGACCTGACATTGGCTGAACACCGCAAATGTCATATGCCATTAGGTTAGGCATTGCACGACGGACTAGTGCAATAAGAACTGGATTCCAGTTATCAGCTGCACCGCCAGAAGCGACAGTACCTGCGCCGGCTGCGTTAGTTGGAGCTTCCATGAGGCCTTGCTCACGGAGAGCGATTTCTTGGTTTTCAAGAATTGCTGCAGTAACAGCTTTTCTGTGATGATCGCTAATAGTACCAGCTGATTCTTCATTCAGTACCGGTGCCCATTTCTCGATCAACTTATCGTAGGATTGTGCATTTTGCATTTTGGACTCCCAATTATTTTTGCGTTTTCTTGATTGCACTAAGATACTGTTCCATTGATGAAGAAACGGCTACTGGATCAGATCCATCATCGTCTTCTACAATATCAGCTGTATCAGTTACTTTTTTGGTGAAGTATGATTCTTTGATAGTTGCGACTTTCTGTGAGAAAGACTCTTCATCATCGAAGTCAATGTCTTCGGCCAACTTCTTAAGTTTTTCAACTTGAGTTTCAGCGAGACCAGAAGCATGTTCACGGACAATTGCATCGCGCTTCAATTCTTCTAATTCACCCTGCATTTCGATTGATTTAGCAGTTGTTTGATTAAGAGCTGTTTCCAGTTCTTCAACACTTTCTGCTAATTCATCAACGAGATCAACTTTAGATTCTGGTACTTCGATGTAAGACTCAGCGAACAAATCTTTCAAGTTGTTCATGAATCCTTCAGCGATTTCTGTACGCAAACCAGTTTGGATAGCAAGTTTATTTTCTTCCATCCAATTCTCAACTACGTAGTTAAGATAGCTGTCGACCTTTTCAACGAGTTCTGCTTTAGTAGTAGCAACTTCTTCAGCGAGCTCTTCGTTGTACTTCTCTTCAAGACGATCAATCTCTTCAGCTAATTTAGATTTAATAGCTGCTTCGAAAATTGTCTCTGCTTTACCTCTGAACTCATCAGAAAGAGTTGCCTCTTCTGCGACGAGTGCATTAAGATCCTCAGAAAAATCAACGTTAACTGCAAGATCTTCTGATTCAGCAATTGCTTCACCATCAGTATCTTCTGTATCCCAGTCTTCGCTGTACATTGCCATTAGGGATTTTTTATCCATGTTCCCCATTTTAAGAGTCATAGCGGCCATCAAGGCTGCTTTCGTCTTTGGCATTGGATCTTGTTTTGTTTGGTCACCTTTACGCTTTGGCGCAGTACCGGTTGCATCACCTGCTTTATCAACAGATGCTACAGACTGAGCTTCAGCGTTTTTTGGATCATGAGCTTGAGCTTCCACGATTTCGTTCTCGTCATCATGGAGTTCAATTTCCTGATCTTGATTTTGATCTTCAGTCATAATTGACTCCTTTTTTATTTAGTTTTGAGCAACGAGAGGAAATTCTTAAACTCACGAACTTGTGTCTCATAGAGATCAGCACGAGGAGCTTTCTTAATTTCAGTCTCCATTCTTTCAATAGTTTGTGCCTCGATAATACCGTTGTTCCATACCCATTCTACACCTTCCATAACTCCATTAACAAATGCGCTAGGTGCTGATGGATCCTGAACAATATCTACTGCATTGAGTAGAAAATCGTCCTTGACGATCATTGCGTTATTACCTCGTTCCAAACTTCCCATACCACGAGTCGAGACTCCTAAGTTGATACCGCCATCAAGCAAACCGCGAACGATCATGCCCATTGGTGTTTCCAAAATAGTAGCCTTACCCACAACATCGTTACCTTTCCAATCAAGGGATTCGATCTTGTGAGAAACTTTGTCTAAATTAACGGTCGGTCCTTCAGGGTGATTTAGTTCACCTACAGCACGACCTTTGGAAACTTGTTCAGTTACATATTTACTAACTGCTTTTTCCATAATCGGCTTTGGATATATTCGACCATTACGATTCTTTGTTTCTGCTTGCATGAATACACCTTCAATGGAATATTTTTTTCCACCATCAGCTTTAGCTTCAGTCAAGACCTCTAGATGATCTTCGTTGTATTCAGCAATCAGTTTCATTTTTTAGCTGCCTTTATAAATTCCATTCCGGCCTTTTTTGCCATAGCGAGTGTTGGATATAGGTCCAGCTTCTCGCCATCAATATAAACGCAAAATTTGCCCTTTTCTTTATGGACCATGAGAGTTTTTCCATCTATTTTTTTGTCGAAAACATGCTCTCCAGGCGGCATACCCTTCATCATTTTTTCTCTTAACTGCGTAAATGTTTTCATTTCATAATCCTTTACACTTATTTATACTTTTATGAGTCTTCATCTTCGATTTCGTCCAACATTTCTTCAACTTCTTCATCGGTTACATCGTCTAATGAGTCGTCTTCTTCGATTTCGTCATCTTCCTCATCTCCCGATTCTTCGGATTCAAGCTCGCTCTCTGTTTCAAGGTCAAGCTCAAGTTGGTCAATACCATCTTCATCCCCCATGTCGTCTTCTTCATTATCCACATCTGGTGCTCCATTAAAAATCTGATCAGCTAATCGGACCTTTTCTTGATCCAATAAATCATCTAACTTAATAGTCATCATGTCACCAAATGTCTTATTTGCTTTATTATAGTCTTGATCTAAAGCTTGTTGAATAAGCTCTTGTGCTGTTGCCATGCCCTCAGGTTCTTGGGTTTCTACTTCACTCACTGTCATCTCCTTGTACAGGTTTTAATTCAAATTTTTGAGCTGCAGGTTGTGCCTGTTGCTCTTCTTCATCTGGCTCTTCTTCAGCTTCGCCATTAATTTCTTTTTCCATCTTCGCAATGTCTTCATCAGAAAGCATTAATACATTCTTCTGAATCCACTCCTTAGAATAATATTCACCAACATAGTTAGAAAGAAGATCTAAGGTTTGTAATCTTTCTCTCAGAATTTCTGAATCTCTAAGTTCAGTAAAATGGTTATCACGAATATAATCAACAGTGATATCGTTTTTCCATTCTTCCCAATCTTCTTCTGTGATGATTCCTTTTATAATTAATTGTTTTTTCAAAATACCATAGAATAGATGAGCAAATCTCATTCGAATTCTATCAATAAACTTTTGGAATTTCAACTCATCACGATTAACTTCAGTAGATCTACCTAAACTAAATTGTTGTTCTTGTTCTAATCTATTAATAGGTACGTTTAATGAACGATAAACTTTTTTCTGAAAATAAATAATATCTTCAATTTGACCTAGATTTTCACCGCCTGGTAATGTAGTAATTTCAGTACCCTTACCGCCTTCTCGCCGTGGCAACCAAAAATCTTCAAGCATTGACATATGCTTACGATCATCTTTAATTTGACCAGTTGCTGCATCGTATACAAGCTTATTACGATACTTAGTCATAATACTTTTCATGTATTCTTCTGATTTACCGCGAGGCATATTACCTACATCAATATAGAATATTCTTCTTTCTGGTGCACGAGCAAGACGATAAATGACAAGAGAATCTTCCATCATTCTCAATTGATTTATTGGCTTTAGCGCTTTATGCAAATAAGAAACAATTTTCTTACGATCTTCTGTCAATAGACCAGATGTTACGTAACTGACTGAATCTGGTGTCATTTTAATTCCT